TATATACCGTCAATCAATATGGTCCCGATGGTGGATATAAAACAAATGCCAATGTTGATTTAATTGTTAATGACGCTAATGAAGGTGAATTCAACTACTCAAGCCCACAAACTAAAAAGTTTGACGAAGCCAAGTTTTCACAAAAAAATCTAATTACCAAAAACTTATTTGGACCACAAGATGGGTGGGGTGATGCATCATCAGAGTTAAATTTAATTATTAGACAATTAACAACTAGAGCTGAATATTACACGTTCAAAGCATCCAGTTATTCCCCAATTAATATTTTATTAAGCAAGGACCCAACAGGTACACTTGGAACACTTTCACAAGATTCCGCACTTGCGCAAATAGGAGCAACAAGATTAAGAAAATCTTTTGAAGACTCTATAGCCTTAGAAACATACCAACAAACAATAGGTAGAGCCAACGTCCTTCAAACAGGAAGTGACCCATATAGAATATTAAACCTAATAACAGGTAGACAACCATTAATAGAACCCGATTGGCATATAACAGTGCCCGATAGTATTATTGGAAAAGGATTGGATTTTATTTCAAGAGTAACTGGAGTTTATTCACCATACTCATATATCCCTGGTGATTATTTTAACAACGTAGGTAAGAAAAGTATTTTAAATCAAGCTATTAATAAAGTTAGTCAATTTTTTGGATTTCCAGCAGTATTACCAAGTAAGAAAAGTTCTTCAGATGTATTTTTAGCATACACAAGTGGTGGTTCAAGAAAAGTGTTATTTAGAAATTTATCATTAAACTATTACACACCTGACTACAAAGCCAATTTCCTAAGTAATTTAAATTTAACGGCGCCTAGTGGTAACTACTATATTGGTAGTAGAACATCTGAACCGTTAGATATTGTATCACCTTCAGGACAAATTCCTGTTAACCAATTTGGTGTTGAGGTTGAAACAAATGTTTACGGACCAAGTAACTTAGGTACGTTATATGAAAACAATGTTGATTTTAAATTTGGATTAAACCAAACACCAACCATAGAGGGCGGTGGTGTACAAGGTGGATTCACATGGGTATCACCAAAATATAAAGGTAATGCTGGTAAGAAAGTTGGTGTTGGTGGTGACCTTATAGGTCAGGACCCTGAATATAAATCAATCGCAGCAGACTACACAAAAAATGTATCAACAGCATATCCACTTAAACAAGGTGGTATTTTAGACGACACACAAAGATTAATTAATTCACAGCCAGATGGTGGTAAAAGATTACAACACGTTGGTAACGCAATTGACCAAGTGTCTAAGGTGTTTAACGATGGATATAAGGAGATAACCAAAGGTTCAAGGGTAATCCGATACACGGACACAAACGGTGTCTTTAAAGGTGAAGAATATGGTAGAGTATTTGCCAAAGATATTCCATATTACGATAACCAAAAGTTGGTTAAAAGTGATGGTAATATCAGAAAACACCCGTATTCTATTTTAGATTCAACATATAACCTAAATATGTATCCAACATCAGGTCCTGAATCAACTAATTTGCAAGGGGGACAAGTTAAGAAGTATATGTTATCATTAGAAAATCTTGCATGGAGAACATCAAGAAGACCTGGTTATAGATACACCGATTTACCTGAATCTGAAAAAGGACCAAACGGTGGTAGAGTTATGTGGTTTCCACCATATGATTTAACTTTCGCTGAAAACAACGCAGTTCAATGGGAAGCAAATACTTTTTTGGGAAGACCTGAAGACATCTACACATATAAAAACACAAGTAGAAGTGGTACTTTAAGTTTTAAAGTTATTGTTGACCACCCCTCAGTTATGAATTTATTGGTTAATAGGGTATTAAACAATACTGCGTCAAGTCAGATTGCCGACCAAGTTATTGATTCATTCTTTGCAGGACTTACAAAATTTGATATATACGAATTATCAAAAAGATATAACAACTTCTCAACCACAGAATTATCACAAATTCAAAAATTAATTAACGGCTCAAGTAATCCCGAAAAGATTAAAGATACAATTAATCAATCTTTAAATGTTGGTGGAGACGGGGCTGGTGGTTCACTAAGCTCTAATTCAAATGTTGGACAACAAGTATATACCCCACAATTAAGTGCATACAAGTCAACACAGTTTTACTTTGATTACAATAATGGTGGTGGAGCAAACTACTCAAACAATGTTGTTTCATATGAAACAAGTGTAAATTTTAGTAAAATCAACCAAGCACAACAAACCTTAATTTCATCTTCAGAAAACGCTCTTACAGGATTTACTGAAAGTATTAAAAGTTTATTGTCATCAAACGCCAACGTAACTATTGAAATTAGAATACGTTCAAATAGTTCATATAATGAAGGAACAAATGTTGAATCAGAAAGAAATACATGTGTTGAAGATACAATTAAATCATTACTTAATAATGACAAAAGAGTAAAGATTGCCAAATCAAATGGCGCGGCGGATGAAACAATCCAACCACTTAATTACAAATGTGATACAACAACAACCGACCAATATGGTACAGGACCTGTTGGATGTAGAAGAGTTATTATTGAGGATATTATTGAAACACCATTACCAAATTTAAACAATCCAAATGGTGGTGTTGCAACAGGGGGAATTTCAAACCTTGATAGATTATTAAATCAAAATGACACACAAAACGGTAATAACTCAAACAACCCAAGTGTTCCAACACAAGAGTCAATTAGCAAACAAGTTATTAGAAAACTGTTAAGTGAGGCTGATTACTTTAAATTTATGAAAGAAAGTAATCCTTTTGTTTATGATTCTTTAAGAGAAAAGTTAAAATATTTCCACCCAGCATTTCACTCAATGACACCTGAGGGATTGAACGAAAGATTAACTTTCTTATTACAATGTACAAGACCTGGTGATACAATCCCAACCAAACAACCTGGTGGTACATTGATTGATAAGGACGCAAGAAACACAGCATTTGGAGCACCACCAATTTGTATTCTAAGGGTGGGGGATTTTTATCACTCAAAAGTTGTAATTGATAGTTGTAATTTTACTTATGATGATGGTAAATTTGATTTAAACCCTGAAGGTATTGGTGTACAACCTATGATTGTTAGTGTAACTATGGGATTCAAATTTATTGGGGGTCAAGGGTTAAAAGGACCTATTGATGAATTACAAAACGCATTATCGTTTAATTTCTTTGCTAATACTGAAATGTATGATGAAAGGGCAACCGATTCATTGGCGGTGTCAGCATATAACAAAGAATTTATTGAAAAGACTGAACCAACAGGTGACACAGTAAAAAATACAAATACAAATCTTCAAAATGAAGGTGGAACAACTATTGGTTCTGTTGATGGTAAATTTCAAAATAGTGGAACAAGTGTTAATATTGCATATAAGGAAATTGTAAAAGAATTTATTGAAAGTTTTAATAACTTCACAAACGACGAATATGATAAATTAAAACAAGTAAGCGAACAATATAATAGTGGTATATTAATGTTGTATACTAAAGACCGAGATTTCAAATCAGGTCAAATGAATGAGTTTGGTGGTACAACAACACCCCCAACCCCAACATCTGGTTTAACTATTTTTGGTAAATCAACATTTGAACCCAAAATTGACACATTGTTTAGTCAGTTGTTAACTGATATTAATAGTAATTCATTAACAATTCAACAAGAAATGTTAAATGAGAAGTTTACAGATGTCGAAAAAGCAATTTTTAACAACCAATTAAAAAAATTAGTTAACGACTACAAGGTGAAATTTACGGACAAATTAGTTAGTACTAGTAATGAATTATCAAAAGTACAATTATCTATGACAAGAAACATTGATAAGTTAAACTATGTAGTTCAAGGATTAGATGGTTATATTGATACTAAAGGTATTCCACAAATTTATACAATTGATAGTACAACAACTGTAAATGAAATTGGTATAGTTATGAACACTTATTCACCTTTGATTAATTTATTGGAAACTAATTTGGAAACTAAAAAAATAATCACATCAACATATGATGATAATCAAACTTACACTTTACCTGGTGGTAGTTTTGCAACAAACCCGGCAGATAAAAGATTCTTTTTAGTATTTGGATGGCAATTGGCGAATAATTATAATGCGTTTGAAACACAATTTGCCGGTGCTCTTACAGCAAAAAATTGGACAAAGTTTATTAGTGAAAGTTTAACTAAAAATTATAAAGTACCCGCGGATAATGAGAAAAAAGAAATTGGTAAAATATTTTCTGATTATAAAAAATCAACCAATAAAGTTTATGTTCCTGGTGATGTAACAACACTTATTAAAAATAAGAGACAAACAGGTTTAACAATTAAAACATCGGCAACTGACAATGATAAAACAAGATTAAAAAATCTTTATTTAGGACAAAACAGTAACACTGATAAAAATACATTTAATGGTAAAGTAATATTCTAATGGATTACTACAATAGATATGGTCAATTTTTATTAAACGGTGAACAAACCGTTGTTCCTGGTTTAACGTTACCAAGAAAAAGTACTGACATAAAATATGTCTTTAGAGCCGGTATTAGTAGATTAGATAAGATAAGCCAAGAGTATTATGGTACACCATTTTTTGGTTGGTTAATATTACAAGCAAATGAAGAATACGGTGGATTGGAATGGAACATTCCTGACAACTCAATTATAGTAATACCCTACCCTTTAGTTAGTTCACTTCAGGATTATAATAATGCAGTACAAACAAGATTCTATTACTATGGCAGATAATTTTGGTGGAAGTGAAAATATATATTTTGAGGAAATTTCTAACGTTGTTTTAATTGACCCAAACTCGGTAAAAGACTCAAGCGGTGTTAAAAAAGACCGTGTAATCAAACAAGAGAATTTAGTTATGTACGCCAACTTGGAGGCAAATTCGGTTCCAAGAACAAGACTTGCGGTTGGACCAGATGTTGAATCAAGTATTAACAACACAACCGTTGCTTCAATTAATTTTTTAAAACCAAACGATAAAAACACTTTCGATACAAGTTATACTGACGAAACCACAGGCGCTGGAAGCGCTCAAGGACGAGGTATAAATCAAATTAAATTTAATAATGGCCAAAACCCGCAACTAAGCAATTATGTCGATACCCAAATATTAGGCATAAGAGACATTAATGTTGATATTAAATTCAACGGGGTACCAACAGTAGACATGACCTTAATTGATGTACAAGGTAAAAGTTTATTTCAAACCGGAGGTAATTCACCATATTCAGTATTTTTATATTATCCATATCCACTATTTGAATTAACCTTAAAAGGTTTTTACGGTAAAGCAATTCGATATGAATTAATGTTAAAAGATTTTAAAGCCAGTTTTGAAGCGTCTACTGGAAATTATATTGTAAATTTAAAATTTATTGCTCGTACAAGTGCGATGTTAGATGATATTCGTTTAGGATATTTGTTTGCGTTACCACATATGTATAGTCAATATAGTATTCCAAACACACCAACCGTTAATACTAGCAATTCAGCAACCGCTTCCGTACAACAAAATGGAACAGGTGTTACTACTGAGGTAACCGTAGACACAACATCCAAAGGATATTCAAAAATAAAACAAGTATTTGAAGAGTATAAAAGGAGTGGATTAATTGACAAAAATGTGCCAGTAATAACTCTTAATGAAATGCAAATTAAGTTAACAAAGTATACTGAATTTTTAAATGATGAATTTGAAAAATTAGATTTTTCAACTATTGTTGCTCTTGAGAGGTATAAAGAATCTTTAAATAATTTTAGTAACAAAGTAGTCAAATGGGGTGAAACTTATTTAGACGATACTAAAACTTTGGTACTTAATGAATCATTTAAAAACACTAAGTTATACCCATTAAAAAATATTTCAACTAACGATAACGCTTCTAATAGTGCCACAACACAAACCGCCGAAAACCAATTAACACCAATATTAGAAGACGCATTAAAACAATTTAGGTCGTTATCTAATAATAAAGTTTGTAATAGTATTACTTTAGACCAAAAAGCGTTTAAAGTTGATTTCTTCAAAGAAAAATTTAGTGTTGATGATATTAATTTTGAAGCAACATATAATAGACAAAGAAGTAGACAAGTAACAAATCCTAACACTGATGTTGAATATAATAATTTTAAAAACAATTTAATTAACGAACTACGAATTAATGGTACACTATTACCAATTAAACCAACAACTGATAATAATTTTACCAATGGTAATTTATATTATTATACTTTAGATAGAGAAGTTGAAACAAGTAAAAATATTAATGGACAAATAGTTCAAAAATATAAAGAAGAATCTGAACGACTTAACCAAGTATTAAAAGATAAAGTAAGGACAAAGGGAAACATTTCGTTTAGACCTACGGTTAGAAATGTTGTTGGTGCCATAATGGCATCTGTTGATGCTTTTTATCAGTTAATGGACGATGTCCATCTTAATGCGTGGAGTCAAAGAGAAAACACAGCAAGATTAAAATCAATAATAACAACCAATCCTTCACAGGAAGGTAAAAATGTTATACAAACTACGACAACTAAAAATCCAAATTATTTTGTATACCCATGGCCACAATTTGTTCAGAAAAAAGAAACATCGGGTAAAGTAGAATATGAAGTAACATACCCTGGTTCAAAAGCAACAAGCGAATCAACACAAGCCTATGACTCCTCTATTTGGCCTGAAGTAGAATTTGTTGAAGAATACCTTAAAGGAGTATTGGAAAAAGACAGAAACTATAATGCGGATGTTAAACCAAACACTGAATTAGTTATAAAATACACACCCGAACACGCTATTGAAATACCTTTTATACCAAAAATATACAATCAAGAAAAAACACCAATACAAAACTCTGTTTATGAAATGTATGAAAGATTATATTTAAACGCTTTTTATTCAGGTTTGTTTTATATCGATGGTAATGAAGATATTGTTTTTACCGCTTCAGATTTTGAAACAAATAACGTGGTCCAATCTTTACCAGATGACAAGTTAAAAAACGTTATTGTTAATACATTACCAACAACAACCTTATATAATTATTTAAAAACAACCGCAGGTGAAAACGAAGTAGGTCCATTATGGCAAACTTTTATTTCACAAAATTTTGTTACGCCATACATCAATGACCAAGTTAAAAATAGTAGTCAACTACTAAGTTCAAAAGATTTTAACGCGACATCAACAAATCCATTAAAACTTAAAAGTTTGGATAACATTAAAAGTGTTTTAAGTGCGAATACAACAAACGCAACAACACTTTTTGACACCTATCCGTTTATTATTGATAGTTTTGGTAAAAAAATGCAAGATGCACCAAACAAGGACAATAGATATACTACTATTAATAGTTATGGGTTTAATGATAAGAAATTAGTAATTGATAATTTTTCAGGTCCAGATATTAGTCCATTAACTAGAATTAATACAAGTAATGCTGGTTATTTAGAAACCCAAACAACTAATCAACTTGTTATTAAATTTTACGAAGACAGATATGGGAATAAATCAAAAACGTTTTTTACTGAGGGTAACCTAACATATGAGTCTGATACCAATTTAACAATTACACAAACAACAAGTTTATTAAATACACCATATTTTATAAACGCAATTGTTGAGGCGGGAAGTACTGGTTCTACAGGAAATGACAAATATACTAAGTTAGGTTATTTGTTATTAAATTCATTACCACTTGCAACTTTACATGAAAAATATATTGATACTACCAAAAATGTGTCAACCGATTATATTTTTGCAAATTTAAATAAATTTTCCGCAATACATGAATTACCATACGCTTGGATATTAAAAATGGGTTCAATATGGTATCGTTATAAAAATTATGTTGAAAATAATACTGACATATTAACTTCTATATGGAAGGATTTTGATTACAAAACAAATTACGACCCAATTACATCCGCGGCAACCAAAACGTATGATATTGTTTACGGTTCAAGAAATTCAGGAGAAAGACCATATACATTATTAGGTTCTGATAAAATTCAAACTGGATTTTACCCACAAGTTATTAATAATTTTTATAAAATTTTAACAGAACATAACTTGTTTGTTAACAGTGCGGGTGATTTAACATACAACTTAAATGACGCAACCGTTTCATTTGGTGATGAATTAATTTTAGAATCAAATAATGAAAATGTCAGCAAAATAAAAGGACCAATTAGTAGTTGGTATTCGTATCTAAATATAACTCCTGATTATTCATCGTATTTTGAACCACAATATCAAGGATATAAATGTTTATTTCCGTCTGCGGGTGTACAACCATTCCAACAATCTTACTATGAATTAAGAGGTGATGGAAATACAACTGATATTACAGTGTCTGACATTGGAACATCAAACCCAATGTACAATGGTAGCGTTAAAACTTTTTGGAATGCGCCAAATTATGGTTGGTTTGATAATTTGAAAGTCAAAATGCCAACACCATTTGAGTATCTAAAATATGTTAGAACAGGTACGACTGAAAACCAATCTGATTTTGACATTACATCAACATATAGTTCAATTGAAGACTTATTTGGTGTATTTACAAAAGACCAATTAGACTCTTTTGAAACTGAGTTTAAAGAATTTTGTAAAACAGATGGTGAATCAAAAATATTTTCACCTGAAGGTGATGATACAACATATGCAAATATTGTAAATTTATTTAAAAAGATGTTTTTAGTTAAAGATGAAACAACAGTTAACAATACTTCTTTAGCTAATTTACAAGCCACAAACATTAATGGCGTTTTAAGTAAATTTATTGATATTAAAGTTTATTTTAAAAACGGAAACCCTAAAAAGTTTGACAGACAACAGTTTGGGTATTTTTCTAAAGACCCACGATTTGTACCACAAGGAAATCAAGATTTCTATGGAGGAACGTATACAGGAGGAACACCTAGTAGTACTTTAACATTGGCCCAATCTAAAAATTTGTATCAAAAAGAATGGATTGCTTTATATGAGAACATAGGATTTTCAACAATAGACGGAATTAGTTATGGTCAAAAATCAACAGTATATGATTTCTTTACCGAAAATAATATACCGTTTAGCGTATCTAACATAGAAAATTTGGCACCATTAATTAGAATATACGCAACACAAAAGAAATTAAATCCTTCATATTCCGCGACAACATTTGCAACTGATATTACAAATATTTTAAACAAAGCGGAAACCAAACGTAGTGCAATTGAACAACAGTTCAGAGGTAAATTACCGTCAGCCTTATTAGGACAAAAACAAGAACAAACACAAAATGTTAATTCAAAATTAGACGGTGATATTGTAAAACTTGAACAATGGGAATTATTTAAAGCGGTAAATGATAAATGGGTGTCAGGAAGAGATAGTAAAAAACGACTTTTATTTAATGAATTTTTATTTTTTGATAAAGCAAATCGTGATATTGGTGACGAGTTAATTATTAACACAGATACAATTAGAAAATATTGTAATTGGGACAACTCATCAAATTCGGTAATGTCGTTAGTAAGACAAATTATTGCTGACAATAGAATGAACTTTTTTGTAATGCCGGCTTATATTAATTTTTACGGTAAATCATCATTAAGAACAAATGATAGAAATGTATCAATACTTAATAATGCTAATGATGTGTTTAGTACATTTACGTATGTTGATTATATTAATTCATCACCAAAATTCTTATGTCAATATGTTGATAGACCTTCACAAACATTATCATTAGATAATGACCCTAACTACCCATTCAAGAGTGACTCATTTGATTTAGGTAATCCAACAAACAATCCTATTGTTGACAAAAGTCTGAATGTCAATCAAAATAACAGTAACAAAGCGGTGGGGTTTGTTGTAGACTTTGGTACTATAAATCAAAGTATATTTAAATCTGTTGACATTAACCAAGAACAAGGTGTTGCCTCTTCAGAACAAATACAAACAACAATTGACATGGGTAACCAAGGCTCGGGAAAGAAAACAATGCAACAAACAACTGCATTGTATGACTTTTACAAAAACCGTTCTTATAGTAGTACTGTTAAAACATTGGGTAACGTAATGATTCAACCAACAATGTATTTTGTGTTAAGACACATGCCTATGTTTAATGGAACTTACATTATTAGAAATGTTAAACACAGTATAAGTTCAGGTAGTTTTAATACTGAATTTAATGGACAAAGAGTTTCCACCAATATTAACACAAAAGTATCTGACGACATTGCTAGTATCAACGAAGATTTTTCTAAAAAATTATCAGACAAAGTAAAACAGTTTGTTAGTAATAATACATTGGTACCATTAAATAGTAATACTAATCAGTATTTAACTGGTGACGCAGCAAAAGATTATATTCTATCCGCAAGAACACCGTATCAAGGATTTATTATTAATACAACTGATTTAATAACTCAAGATTGTAGTGAAAATATTAATCCAATTTATGGGGCAATCCAACCTACTGATTTAATAACTAGCTCAATTACCGTCAGTAACCTTGCAACATTAATTAGTGGCTCAACTACCGACACAAACCTAAGAACATATATGTTTTGTATGTTATACATGATGGACAACAAACCAAACAGTAGATTAGAATATAAACAAAATAATTTATATGGGGTAATAGTTGATGTGGCATTTCCTGGTGGTTTAAAATCTAAAATAACAAAGTATAGATGTTTAAAAACAGGTGAGAATCTTCCAAGACCATTTGCAACATTTGACAATCTTCAAGAAAATATTAATTTTGTTAGAGATTTTTATTCTGAGAATATTAAAACATATTTAACAGATGGATTAACTAAAAAAGATGCAATAAATAAAATTATTGAATTATTCTATATGACTTGGTATACATCAGGTTCACCGACACAAAAACCATACACTGAAAATTCAAATTATCCTACGTGGTTGGCTAATGTTGGATTCGCATATGAACAAGCAAAAACAAAAGGTTTGTACTAAATTAAATAATCGTTATATTTATTAAGAAAAACAATATGAGTAATTTAAAAAATTTATTGGACAACTACTTACAGAAAGATACTGTAATCGCCGAAAAGGATTTGGGTAACGGATATAAAGAAGTTTGTGATTTACAAACTGGTGACTGTTACACTGTAAGATTAAAAGACGGTTTAATTGAAAGAGTGGACAACACAATGAAATTAAATAAAACATTAAGAGTTGAAACACCACAAGGTGTTAAAACATTATTAAACGGTTAATCATGGAAAACAAAGTTTCAAAAACAATATTAGAGGAATTAAAAAGATATAATCAAATCAACAGTTACATTGTTGAGCAAGACGCTGCGTTACCTCCACCAGCAGATGAAGACCCAACTGCTGCAGAACCTCCACCACCTGCACCCGATGATACAACATTAGGTGGTGCTACTCCACCTGAAGGTGAAGCGACTCCTGAAACAGGTGCTCCTATTGATATTAATAATGACCCTGATGTTGAGGAAATTGAAACAGGTGATTCAGAAGGTGGTAAGAATGATAGTAGTAGTGGTACCGAAGAGTTGGACATCACAGAATTAGTTACTTCACAAAAAGACATGCAGTCAAAGCAGGAAGAATACATGAATTCAATGATGTCTAAATTAAATGACTTAGAAAGTAAATTGGCTCAGATGGATTCAATCTTTGAAAAGATTAATTCAATTGAAGACAAAGTTGAACAATACAGACCAAAAAGCGCTGAAGAAAAAATGGAATTAAGGTCTTTAGATTCTGGTCCTTATAGTCAAAAGTTATCTGATTTCTTTACTGAAAAAGAACCACAAATGAAACAACAAGGTAAGGAACAATATATTTTAACACCTGATGATGTAGAAAACTACGACAAGATGAGTGTTAGAAAATCTTTTGACCAAGGTTTACAAAACTAATTTGATTTCTGAAAAAATTGTGTTATATTTATCTTACATTAAAAGATAAAAAATACAATTATGATGACAGACAAAACATTCGATGCCGTTCTGGCGCAGTACGAACAAAACACAAAACCATTTGGTGACCAACCAATGATGTCACAAGAAGACAGAATGAAGCGTTATTTCGCGGCTATTCTTCCTAAAGGTGAAAACTCAGGACAAAGAAGAATCCGAATCCTACCAACTACAGATGGCTCATCTCCTTTCAAGGAAGTATGGTTCCACGAAATCCAAGTAAACGGTACTTACAACAAACTTTATGACCCCGACAAAAATGAAGGCGGACGTTCACCTTTAACAGAGGTTTACGAAGAACTTATGAAAACTGGCAAACAAACTGACAAAGATTTGGCTGCACAGTACAAAGCTCGTAAATTTTACATTGTTAAGGTTATTGACCGTGACCATGAAGAAGATGGTGTTAAATTTTGGAGATTTAAACACAACTACAAGCAAGATGGTATCTTGGACAAAATCATTCCAATTTGGAGAGCTAAAGGTAATTTGACTGACCCAAATGAAGGACGTGATTTGATTATCCAATTGGTTAAATCAAAAACACCAAAAGGAAAAGAATACACTTCAATTCAAACAGTAATGTATGATGACCCAAGCAAATTGTCAGAGGATGCTGAACAATTGGATTCTTGGAAAAACGACCTAACAACTTGGGCGGACGTTTACTCTAAGAAACCTGTTGAGTACTTAGAAGCAATTGCTCGTGGAGAAGTTCCACGTTGGGATTCAGAATCTAAAAAATATGTTTACGGTGATGACGCTACTGAAGTATTCGGTGGAACACCTGTGGACCCACAAGCAGGTATGTCACCTGACGAGGAATTACCATTCTAATAAACTAAAACACATCATGTGCGGTATCATGTACGGTACCGCACATGATTAATTTATATCATATATGGCTATTAAAAAAAATGATTTCAGCTCAGTAAAGAAAAAATTCTCTACTTCAGCTAAGTACAAACCGCAAAGATTTTTTGACTTAGGTTCTGACTTCTTGGATGCGGTTGGACTTCCAGGTCCTGCAATTGGACACTTAAATATGTTCTTGGGTCACTCAGACACAGGAAAAACAACCGCTTTGGTTAAAGCCGCTGTTGATGCACAAAAGAAAGGTATCCTACCTGTATTCATTATTACAGAACAGAAATGGTCTTTTGAACACGCAAAACTAATGGGTTTTGAATGTGAAGAAGTTGTTGATGAAGAAACGGGTGAATCAGATTGGGATGGATTTTACATCTTCAACAATGATTTTAATTACATTGAACAGATTACGGATTATATCAATAGTTTGTTAGACGCACAAGAAAAAGGTGAATTGGATTACAGTTTATTATTCTTGTGGGATTCAGTAGGTTCAGTTCCATGTAAGATGACTTACGATGGTAAAGGTGGTAAACAACACAACGCATCAGTACTTGCAGATAAGATTGGAATGGGTATCAACCAACGTATTTCAGGTTCACGTAAATCGGATTCAAAATACGAAAACACATTGGTTATTGTTAATCAACCTTGGGTTGAACTTCCTGACAATCCATTTGGTCAACCAAAGATTAAAGCAAAAGGTGGTGAAGCAATTTGGTTGAACTCATCTTTGGTATTCTTATTTGGTAATCAAAAAGGTGCAGGTACAAACAAGATTACAGCAACAAAAGACAAAAGAAGTGTTAAATTTGCAATCAGAACAAAAGTGTCCGTAATGAAAAACCACATCAATGGTTTGGGATATGAGGATGGAAAAATCATTGTAACCCCACACGGATTCTTGGCAGGTAAAGAAGCGGCTGAAGAGAAGGTGTCTATTGAGAATTACAAAAAAGAACATGCTGACTATTGGAAAGATATTCTTGGTGTAACATCATTGGACTTTGAATTGAAAGAAGAAAAGGAAATTGATTAAACAATAAACAAGTGGTTAAAACTTTAATAGTTGACGGAGATAACTTATTCAAAATTGGATTTCACGGGGTTAGAGATTTCTACCACGAAGGAAAACATATTGGGGGTATTTTCCACTTTGTTAATGTTCTTCGTAGATTCCTATCGGAATACAACTACGACAAGGTAATAGTTTTTTGGGACGGGAATAATAACTCGTCCCAAAGAAAATTACTGTTTTCTGAATATAAGGAAAACCGTCGTTTAACAATGAACGAAGAAAAGAAAGAATCTTATTATGGACAAAAAGAAAGATTGAAACAATATCTTGAAGAAATGTTCATTAGACAAATTGGTATTGACGACCACGAGTGTGATGACTTAATTGCTTATTACACACAAATAAGCCAAGATGAGAAAATAACAATCCTTTCTTCAGATAAGGACCTTACACAACTTATCACACCAAAAGTACACATCTACTCACCCATAGCAAAACAATGGGTTACAGACAAACACAAGATTAAATTAGGTACAATTGAAGTACCCATCTCAAATGTAAAATTAGTTAAAATTTTATTGGGCGACAAGTCAGATAACATTGAAGGAATTTATAGCTTAGGTGAAAAGAAGTTAGTTAAATATTTTCCTGAGGTTATTGAAAGAGAACTAAATATTGACTATATTTGTACAAGAGCACAAGAAATTTTAGATATAGATGACACAATCAAGCCACTCAAGAATTTATTATCAGGTACAACCAAGTCAGGTACCTACGGAAAGGAATACTACGATATTCGTGAAAAAATCGTTAGTTTGTCAAATCCTTTAATGACCGAAGAAGCAAAAAAAGAAGTAGAACTTTATTATTCAGAAGATATGGACCCTGACGGTAGGGGATATAAGAATCTGATGAAAATGATGATTGAAGACGGATTCTTTAAGTACCTACCAAAACAAGACGATGCGTGGGTAGAATTCCTTCAACCAATTATGAAACTAACAAGAAAAGAAAAAAAACGATACAATAACAACAATTAATTATGAAAGAAACACAAGATTTAACGAAAATGGAGTTTTTAATTAAACTCAACGACAACATCGTTGTTCAAAGGTTTTTCAATGTTAAGGGTTACAATGAGACTGCAAAACACAGTTTAGAACTTCATGATTACATGAAGAACATTGCCGACTACATGGAAAGATATTTGAAAGACAAAAGTTTGGACTACATGGCGGAAAACGCAGAGTTGATTATGAATGACCCTTCAGTCATGAATACATCAAAAACTGATGGACCTGAATGGTTTTACCTATACATCAAGATGGGGGAACAGACAATTTGTCACAGGGGTTTTGACGCCAAGGTATACCCACCAAAGGCTAGATACACCGTAGACATACGACCAGAGATAAAAACTATCTTGAAGTCGTTGACTGACATTTTTTCAGGTGAAAATTTTTCTACAACATATATGAATTATCAACTCGCTTGATAGTATTTATCAACACAAGTCAAAATAAAAACAAGTATGTCAAGCGAGAAAAATTTCGGATATTTAGGAAACACATTTCAAATTCAACTTATTAATCAACTAATCGTCAACAGAGATTTCGCTCGTGCGATTATTGATGTGTTGGATTCAAAATACTTTGACAACCAATACTTTAAAATCATTACTCAAATGATTAAGGAGTATTATATCAAGTATGAAAGTGTTCCTACTTTTGAAACTTTAGACCAATTGACTCGTTCTGAGATTAGTTCTGACAGTGCAAGAAAAATCGTTCTTGACACATTAACCCAAATTCGTGATGTAAGTTTTGATGGTCACCAATTCGTAATTGAAAAGGCACTTAAGTTCTGTAAACAACAAGAACTTCAAAAAGTGATGACCAAAGCTCAAAAGATTATTGACAAAGGAGACTTTGAAAGTTATGACCAATTAGAAGAGATGGTTAACAAAGCTCTTCAGGTTGGTGAAATTGACGAAGCTGAACACGATGTATTCACAAATTTGGACCAAGTGTTAGATGAAGATTATAGACACCCAATCCCAATGGGAATTGCAGGTATTGATAATCTATTGAAAGGTGGATTGGCAAAAGGCGAATTGGGTGTAATCTTAGCACCAACAGGTGTTGGTAAAACAACAGTACTAACAAAAATTTGTAACCACGCATTTAATTTAGGTTACAACGTTCTTCAAATATTCTTTGAAGACAACCCAAAAATTATCCAAAGAAAACACTTCACACTTTGGACAGGAATTGCTCCTGATGAACTTTCATTCCACAAAGATGTTGTTATGGAAAAAGTTAGAGATATTAAAGAAAATACAACAAACAAGTTGATTTTGAAAAAATACGCTTCTGATACTTTAACAATGAATCAAATTAAAAATCAAATTAGAAAGATGATTGCGGAAGGAACAAAAATTGATATGATTAGTTTAGATTATATTGACTGTGTTGTTCCTGACAAAAACTTAGGGGATGAATGGAAAAGTGAAGGTTCCGTGATGAGAGGATTTGAAGCGATGTGTCACGAATTGGACGTAGCAGGATGGACTGCAACTCAAGGAAATAGAAGTTCAATATCATCAGATGTTGTTACTACTGACCAAATGGGTGGTTCAATTAAAAAGGCACAAGTAGGACACGTTATCATAACAGTTGCAAAGAGTTTACAACAAAAAGAAATGAAACTCGCAACAATAGCTATTACCAAATCAAGAATTGGACGAGATGGTGTCGTGTTTGAAAATTGTAAATTTGACAATGAACTCATGGAAATTGATACAGAAAGTTCAGTAACTTTCTTGGGTCTTGAAGAACAAAAAGAAGAACGAAATAGGAACAGAGTCAATGAACTATTGGCAAAAAGAAAACAACAACAAACAATTAATTAAAATTTAAACAAGAAGAAAACAAAAAAATGGACGCATCACAAAAGATATTGTCAGACCTCACGGTGTATATGAAATACGCTAAATTCTTACCTGATGTAAACAGGAGGGAAACGTGGGAAGAGTTAGTAACAAGAAACATGAACATGCACATCAAAAAATACCCACAACTAGCTGGTGAAATTTTGGAAGTGTACAAATATGTTTATGATAAAAAAGTTTTACCATCAATGCGCTCAATGCAGTTTGGTGGTAAACCAATTGAAATTTCACCAAACAGAATTTACAACTGTGCTTATTTACCGATTGACCACTTAGACGCATTTGCTGAAAGTATGTTCTTATTGTTAGGTGGAACAGGTGTTGGATATTCAGT